TAATATCTTAAAGTATGCTATGAAACTAAACGGAAAGTCTAAAAAACTATCTGGTTTAAATTCAGATGAGATAGATATTATTGAGGATAACGAATAATAATGGGTGGCCGAGGGAGCATTGACTTCTTCGGCCATTTGTGATATATTAAGTAATGCGGATGTCGTATAAAAGTAATATGATTGCCTACCAGGCAATAGAAGATTGGGCAGTACAATCCATCCGCTCCAAACTAAATTATGAAGGAGTGAATAATTATGAATCTATCAAGTGATACGGTTGCTGTATTAAAAAACTTTTCAGATATTAACCAAAACATTTTGGTGAAAACTGGAAACAAATTACAGACAATCTCAACAATGAAAAACATTTTGGCTGAAGCTGAAATATCGGAAAAGTTTGAAAGCGAATTTGCTATCTATGACTTACCAGAATTTTTAAGAGCGGTTGAACTGTTTGAAAAACCAGAACTTAAATTTAATGGTGGCTCAAATTTAGAAATTGCTGATGCTAATTCTAAACAAGCAATCAAGTATTTTTTTGCTGACAAATCTGTTATTACGTGTCCTACAAAGAACATAACAATGCCAGATAAAGAAGTAACTTTTACTTTAACAAAAGACGCCTTTGCTAAATTATTAAAAGGTATTACCACATTAAATTTACCAGATGTTGCTGTATTAGGTGATGGTAAAAACATCAAATTAGTTGCTACAGACAAAAAGATTAAATCGTCAAATAGTTATTCTGTAAATGTAGGTCAAACTGATAAGAAGTTTAGTGCTTACTTTAAAGCAGAAAACTTTAAAATGGTAAGTGATGATTATGATGTTGCCATTTCAAAACAAAAAATAAGCCATTTCGTAAACAGAAATAAACCCATCCAATATTGGATAGCATTAGAACCTGACAGTGAGTTTTAAATGTCATCAATGCGATTCAAGAGGTTAGAACACCATAGCGTTACATCCGAATATATCTATGATTTGCCAGAACAGCATATCATAGAAACATTTGGATCTCTTAAACGTTTTGAGGAAATAATAAGTCATAAAAATGATGGTAGCTTCGGAAACGAAGTTACAGGAGAACCAATTACTGAGGAAGAAGATACCTTATTTTGGGAATTTTTTGATGGTTATGATTATGACCGAGAAGATGATTGGTGGACAGATAGAAAAGGTGGTTATGAGGTAACTTATGAGATACCTGATAAGAAAAATTAATGAATAGATTGGAGTTTATATTATGTCAGATTTTTTGTGGGTGGAAAAATACCGTCCAAAACGTATTGAGGATTGTATTTTAACGGAAGAGTTAAAAACTACATTTACTCAATTTTTAAAACAAAAAGAAATACCAAACTTACTGTTATCTGGTACCGCCGGTACTGGTAAAACAACAGTAGCGAGAGCCTTATGTGAAGAACTAGGTGCTGATTACATCATCATCAATGGTTCAGATGAAGGCCGTCAAATAGATACAGTTAGACAAAAGATTAAAAACTTTGCTTCTACCGTATCCCTTACCGAACAATCAAACCATAAAGTAGTTATTATAGACGAAGCAGATTATATGAATGCTGATAGTGTTCAACCTGCTTTAAGAAATTTTATAGAAACCTTTTATAAAAATTGTCGTTTCATCTTTACCTGTAATTATAAGAACAAAATCATACCAGCTTTACATAGTCGGTGTACTGTTATTGATTTTAAGATTACTAATGGTCAAGTAAAGAAAACAGCTATGTTGTTTATGAAACGTATGGAATTGCTTTTAAAAGAAGAAAACATTGAGTTTGATAAAAAGGTATTAGCAGAACTTATACAGAAATATTATCCAGACTTTAGAAGAACCATTAATGAGTTACAAAGGTATTCAGTTAGAGGTACAATTGATAGTGGTATTCTTTTTAGTATATCAAATGAGAATATTAAAGAACTTATAACATCATTAAAAGAAAAACGATTTAATGATATGAGAAAATGGGTTGTTCAAAACCTTGATAAAGAACCATCTCACTTATTTAAAATGATCTATGATTCTCTTTATGATAATTTAGATACAAAATCTATACCTCAAGCAATTCTAATACTTGCCGGATATCAGTACAAGGCCGGTTTTGTTGCTGACCAGGAAATTAATATGGTCGCCTGTTTAATAGAAATAATGGCGAGTTGTAAGTTTAAGTAATGGAAAACTACAGCTTATCAAGTTATCTTAACGCAATCACTTTTACCAAAGAAAAACTGTTAGATACAGATGATCTTACCTGGGAAAAGAAGTACCCTCCTTTCATTATTAACAAATGTTTATCAATGCATTATGATTGTATAGCCTCTGCCAATGAGATGAATGGATATCATTTCTTGGACAAGAAAATACAGTTCCATTTTTTGATAAATAGTATCAGAAAAAAGAAGCGATTTGGCGGTAAGTGGTTATCACAAACCAAATTGAAAAACTTAGAGTATGTAAAAGAGTATTATGGTTATAGTAATGAGAAGGCTAGACAGGCACTCAACATATTAACTGAGCAACAAATTGACGTTATAAAAGAGACCTTGAATAAAGGCGGGAGAACAGAAAAATGAATGAACAAGAGATACAATGGTCGCCAGAGAGTATGTTGGAAGTTACAATCAAACAGCCAGACGACTTTTTAAAAGTAAGAGAAACATTAACAAGAATTGGTGTAGCATCCAGAAAAGACAAAACACTTTATCAATCTTGCCATATTTTACACAAACAAGGTAAGTATTACATAACCCATTTTAAAGAACTATTTGCTTTAGATGGTAAAAAAGCAACCTTGGTTGAAAACGATATACAAAGACGAAACACAATTACTATTCTTTTACAAGATTGGAATTTAATTGACATAGTAAGACCAGAACAAGCTGAAAATAAAGCTCCATTAAGTCAAATTAAAGTTTTACCATTTAAAGAGAAAAAAGAATGGACGCTATCAGCGAAATATAATATTGGTAAAAAAATTGAAAACAAGGATGATAGCAGAGATGCAAGTACCGAAGTTTAAAGATTTTATAACTGAACAAGACGTAGAACGTAAGGATAATCCTATTACGGTTGCGATCATTACAAAATCAAATCCTAATATTAGAAAACAAAAAGCAGGTGAAACACCTAAAAAAGAACGTACCATTTCTTTTATAGAAAAGGCTTGTGAAAAAAGAGGGTTCAAGTGTGTTATCATAAACACCAAACACGCTATTATCACAGGTAAAGACGAAGAAAAAAATACATTAACTGTTTATAACTATGACGGTAAAGATAGTGAACATACTTTTGTAGGTAAAGATACTGTTTGTATTACAAGAGCAGGTTCTATAGAAGACGAAGCTGGGTTATCTCTTATATCAGCATTTCAAAATTCATCAGCATTTATGTTAAACACGAGATCAGCTATGTTGACTTGTGATAACAAATTAACGACTGCTTTATTATTTGAAAAATTTGGTATACCAACACCTAGAACTGCCTTTATATCTAATGAAAAGAATTTAGATGACGCTCTTAAATTGGTTGGTGGTAAATTTCCTATCATTTTAAAAACACTTACAGGTACACAAGGTATTGGAGTTGTTAAGGTTGAAAGTTATGAAAACCTTGTATCTACAGTACAAGCATTGTGGAACCACGATGCCGAAGTTTTAATACAAGAGTTTATGGAAGTACCTTTTGATGTAAGAACATTTGTAGTAGATAATAAAATATTTGCTTCTACTAAAAGAATACACTCCAGTACGGATTTTAGATCCAATATTCATAGAGGTGGTTCAGCAGAACCTTATAAACTTTCCGAGGAAGAAATGGAAATTATTTTAAAAGCAAGTAGAGTGTCTAAAGCTTATCTTGTTGGAGTAGATCATATTGTTTATAAAGGTAAACCATATGTATTGGAGGTTAATGGAAGTCCAGGTACAGGTGCTGACTATATGGCATATACTTACGAAGACTATTATTCAGACGCAAAACCTTCAGAAAAAATTACAGGAGAAAATTTAATAGGTAATGTAATTAAATGGGTATCAAAACGAAGTCATTGGGATAGACAAGCAACTG